GCCGGCGTCGGTGACGGCACCGGGCACGAGATCAGGGATGAAGAGGTGGCGGGCACAGGCGCGGCGCTGTCCTTGAGCGTCGACCATGCTGTCATGACGGGCGCAGTGCCAACCGCCGTCCACAGCTGTGGAATGCAGGCATGTCCGGCAATTGACGGCAATGGCCTCGCCGGCGTGACATGCTGCATGGTGGGAGCACATGCGGCACTCGAACCAGGTCGGATCGTCGCTGATCCGGGCGGGCGGATGTTGGGCCTCGATCGTGCGCTTGGCCTTCTCCAGCAGCCGAGTTGCCTCGGCAGGATCTGCCTCAATCCGCTCGATGTGCAGCGCATCCGTATTCTTGCAGACCGCGACGTACATGGCGCGGGTCAGCCCGGTGAGATGCATATAGACCTGCATCTGGGCCGCGTGCTGGGGCTTCGATTTCTCAACGCCCTTGGCGACAAGGTCAGCAAAGCTTTTAACCGAGTGGGTCTTGAACTCGACAACGTGCCAGGTCTTTGGTGCTTCAAGCAGCCCAAGGGCAGCGCCATCAAGCGAACCACCGAAGTGGCCGCCATGGGCTTCAACCCGGAACTGGCGTCCCGTCTCGGGATCGACCTCCAGTACAGTTGCACCGGTCGAGCGGAGATTGGCCACCAGGCGGTCTTCTTCGCGCTGTCCGGTCTCGAACAGGCGAAGCATCCGGCCGGAAAATCGTGAGGTTGTGACCCAGCGAAAATCGAACCAGAGGGCCCGAGCGCAAGGCTTGCCGATCAGCGAAGCACCAAGGTGCTCGCGGAAGCCATCTCCTTGGCGCCCCTCGTAGGCCGCGTAGATGGCCGTCAGTGTTGGCGTCGGCGGTGCGGGGAGCTCTGCCATCACAGATCCCCCATTTGGTTGCGGGCACGCGCTTCCGCGACCAGTTCAGCCCAGACTTCGGGATCGTGGCGGGCGCGCAATATATCGATAAGCGCGTCTTTCATCCGGCTGCGGCTGTGCCCAGCTCCACCTTCGGCAAGCAATTCTGCGCGTTCGCGGTAGAGGTGGCGCTGCGCGGTACGGGCCCGGTGAAACCAGATCGGATCGATCGGCTTGCCCTGCGCCTGGCGCGCAAGGTCAGCCGTGGCGATCTGGGTGCGGATCTTGGCAATCGCGTCGTCGAGGGCGATCAGACGGCGCTGTTTGTCAGGCAAAGGGGTATTGTGCACGGCCACGGAGGCCGCGTTGAGTGGTTCAGTCATGGTCAGTCTTTCAGAGCCGGGGCCGCCGCGATTTCCCGCGGCAGCCCGTGGGATTAGCTGTTGCGGTTCCAGGGAGCGGCAGCCGGGCTAGCCTGCGTGGCGGGCGGCGCGGGTTGGCGCGAAGGTGCTGGCGCAGTCTTGTCCGGTACGAGGTAACGGATCGAGTTCTTTTCCGAATACCCGTCCTTGGGCGGCTTGACGGCAACCTGGATCGTGAGGGGCACCAAGTGCAGGTCCGTGCTGTCGTTGACCTGCAGTTTGCCGGTGGCGTGACAGATGGCGGAAAGCGTGCGCTGCGCGATCTCGACCGTCTGCGGGTTCGAGTTCACCAGGTTCAGCTGGTCGAAAAGCTTGCGGCCTTGATACTGGCCTTCGATGATTTCGAGCATCAGCCAGAGAAACTGGCCCATGCCGTTGCGGGTGACGCGCATCTCGCTTTCGACGATCTGGGCGCGGTACTTGCCGGCGGGAATAACATCGTAGCCGGTCGTGGGGTCGATGCCGGTGGCATCGAAGGCGGTGTCAAAACGTGCCATTGGAAAACTCCGTCGGATCAGGATTGTTCGGGCTGGGGCATGGCCGCGACGAAGGCCTTCCAGTCGAGCGGAAGGGTGTCGGGCAAGCCGTAGCGGTTCTTGGCGAGGAAGGCCGGACGTTCGGCGGTGTGCAGGACGCGCTCACCGGAGCCGAGTGCCCGGGCTACCTTTTTGTTAAAGCCAACATCCGCCTTCGCGATGGACATCCGGTAGTTGGCAAAAAGGACCACATCGCTGTGCTCTTGCAGCAGGGCCGCGGCCCGGGCCTGGAGCTTGATGACGTAGCGGTCGTAGGGCTCATGCTCTGGACTATCGAAACGCTTGATGTCGGTATGCGCGATCTGGACGATGGCCATGCCGCGGTGGTCTCTAAGGGCGTTGAGTTTATCCAGATACTCGCGCCAGACGATAAGCGCCTCAGCATAGCCCTTGCCGAAGCCCGGGGCCTCGATTGATGCCCAGCCGTTGCGGCGGCAAGTTTCGGCCCATACCAGCGGCTCCAGCCAGTCGACGCTATCGATGACCACAGTACGGTGCTGGTGATCTTCGTTCAGTAGTGCATCGAGCGCCCCAGCCACATCGCCGTAACTGGTGGCCAGCGGGAAGTGCGGTGCCTTAAGCATGCCGAGGCCATCCTCGGTCATGATTACGACCGGAGCGTCGGCACCCGCCGCGAAGGTGGTTTTGCCGACGCCATGGACGCCATGCATCAAGATGCGCGGCGGCCGCAGCGTGTTAGATGTTTGCAAGGATGCAAGGGAGATAGCCATCAGCTGGCACTCCTTTCCAGCGCAACATGCACGCCAGCTTCTTGGGACTGGAAATCGCACTCTGCATCGCTGGCGTAGACGGCCAGCAGCGGTGTGCCATCGGCGTGCGTGCCGGCTTCTTCGATGTGATACCGGCGTTGAACCTCGAAGATTTCCGGCAATTCCCAGCGACGATAGAGGCCGGGGATCCGCTTCAGAGGTTCAGTCGGGATGGCAGTCGTATCGCTCATCAACTGGGACTTCCTATTTTTGAATAGACGCTCAGTGCGTCCAAAATTGAAAAGCCAACGGCGCGCGCCGGGCGGGACAACCGGTCAGGATTTTTCATCGGCCTGAGCGCGAAGGCGTTTGATCGCGCGCTGGAAACGTTTGCGTGCGGCCGGTTCCGACAGATTCAGCGCCTTGCCGGCCTCGGCCTGGGTAAACCCGTCGATGACCACGCGGATGACAAGGCCAGCGTCCACTCCAATGAGATTGGTTAGCTCGGCGAGGAGCTTGGCCGGGACCAGATCGGGGTCAGTCGGTTCAAAAATGCCGCCGTGCTGATCAAGATCAAACGGGACCTGCAGGTCCTGGCGCTTTGCTTCCCGATAGAAAGCCCGTCGCACATCGCGTTCGACATTCTTCAGGACGGTGGCGGCGATCCAGTTCACCTGAGTGAGGTCAAGTTCCCGGATTGATTGGGTGGCACGCGCAAGGATTTCCGATGCGAGTTCGTCCGTCTGACCAAGGCGGCGCGCACGCGACCGCCGAAAAACACCGTCTAGCCCGGGCCAAAGTGCCAGGAGCAAAAGGGTGAGCGCACAGTCGCCAGAACGACTGTTGCCCTTCGCGCAAACGATCAAGCCGGTCAGGATCAGGTTCTTCTGATCCGAAGGGGCAGTGCCGCGGTGAAGGTGGTCCAGCAGAGCTGTATGGTCTGCAAACCGGCCAAGCGCGGTGTGGCTAGACCTTACGGCTGTGAATCCGCGCTGGAAATTGAGAAGAGAGGTCGATTGAACAAGATGTTCGTGGAAATCGTGCCACGAGGAGGACATTTGACGCCAGCCTGACGGCCGGGCGTCGAGCGCCTCCTAGTGGCCAAGTCAGGGCGTCAAGCGCCTCTCGTTTCGGGGATTTGCGATCGTGGTGGGGGCTTAAGAGGCGGATTTCCTGTTAAGGGTGCCGCATCCATGGCAGTTGGCCGTCACAGGAAGGCCAACCAGATATTCGCGGTGCTTCTGAACCCGGATGTGCAACTGGTTGCCGTTGGCCATGCCGAGGAGCTTGCTACATTGCGTGCAACGCCATTCGGGCTTGCCGTCGGGACTTTGCGATCCAGAACATTTGTTGTTGGACCCGCCGTTATTTCCGCCCCCCTGCATCGCATCGAATGCGATGGTCGGAACATTACGGGTGCTAGGCAGAAAGTTATTGTTGGGGTTGAAGTCATTCATAAGCGGATCTCCTGTTTTCATGCAGCCTGTTGGTCTTGCGGGGACAAGTTGGGTCATTCGGAAAAGCGATGATGCAGATCCGTTTTCGAGGTTTTGAATTTACGGTTAGTGCCTAGACGTGATCAGCTGCTGTCAGCGGATAGGTATTCAGGAACTTCGCGCTGCTTGAAGCCCACCCAGACTTGCTGCCTTTTTGCGGGTCTGACTGGCCTGTTCACGCGCTTCACGGAAGTCGGGCTCCAGCTCGATAAGCTTGTCCACCAAACCTTGCAGGTCATACATGTTAGACATGCGACCCTTGTGAGCGGCGTAGCGTGGGACGCGCTTAATGAGGCCTTCTTCTTCCAGATCCGTCAGGTAGCGCTGCACCTGCCGTTCGCCGATACCCAGCCGCTGGGAGAGTTCCTTCTTGCTTGGATAGGGCTTCCGGCCGGCCTCCCACCAGTGGTCAACAATCTGTATGAGGACGGCCAGCTGGGTGGGGTTCAAGTGCAGGCGGCGTTGCGCGCGCAGCAGAAGCGACGGCAACATACAAAACCCACTATCCATGACCTTCACGCCCCATTTCTGGCTGGCGGGGGATTTCTGGGACTTCGGGGATTTCTTCTCCGCCGTTACTTTACTATCTTGGGTTCCATCTTGATTCGTGTCAGTCATTTACGCTCTCCATGATCTGTAGATGGCGTCAATGGAGCCACGGCACAAGAGGTGGTGCCTAGACATATTTGTCTGCACCCCCCAAGACGTAATCGTCTCAGGCGGAGAGGCGGGGATGTCTCATGAATCAGGACGTATGTAACTACGATGAACGTGAAGTCGTATAAGGAGCATAAGGAGCCCTAGACAAAAACGTCTTGGGGGCACCCTTCACTTTTTTGGATTTCGTTCTGCCGGCATCGACTTTTGATGGGTGCGGTCGCTGGCACTGTCCCGTTCCGCGCGACCCACTGGCTTTTCCCCCTCAGTACCACCGCCCGATTGGGTTGGGCGCTGGACGGAGGCAACCATGCAAAATTCAAACTCTCCGGTGTGCAAAGCAGCCATGGAAGGCGCTGCCAAAACGATGGTCGCCGCGTGAGCCGCGAAAGCGGCTTCGCGCCGCATCTCATGACCCCTGACGAGCGGTTGTCCGAGTTGGGCCGGATCCTCGCCGCGGGCGTCCTGCGGATGTGCGAGCAGTCCAGTTCTATATCTGCCGCCAGCGGAGATAGTTCACTCGCAATCTCGGCGGCCAAGAGCGTCAGTCGTCCCCGGGCAGAGGCCCGAGTTGGAGGACAGTAATGCAAACAGAACGCTTAAGATCGGCAGCGCGACCCGAAGGTCAGCTGCTGGGGCGGCTCGCCGCCATGAAGGCCATGTCGGTGGTTGAACTGAAGGCG